ATCAAAGTACTTATTCTACTGGTGATATTTTATATGCTAGTTCTAGTAATACTCTAAGTAAACTTTCAGCTGGATCAGACGATGAAGTATTAACTCTTGCGTCTAGTGTTCCAAGTTGGGCAGCAGCTGGTGGTGGTGGTGGTGCTTGGGAATATGTATCTACAACGACAATAAGTAGTGATTCATCTATTGATTTTACTGGATTGACTGGAAATGATTATATGGTCATTTTAAAAAAAATAGTTATGTCAAATGATAATTCAGTCTTACTTTTACAAGTAAGTAATGATGCAGGATCTTCTTGGATTTCAACTGACTATCAGTATGTACAATTATATGGAGATTCTTCAAATGCATCTAATCCCGATTCATCTGGTGATAATTCATCTAATACAATTAACTTATCGAGATCCGTTGGAACTTCAAGCGGAGAATTTGGATTTAACGGCAATATTAAATTCTATAATTTAAATGAAGCAGCATTACCATTATCATTAACATGGAATGCAGTATATCAAGACGGCAACGGATATAGTATGTCAGCATTTGGAAACGCTGTCACATGCGATAATGGTGACAGTGGATCTAGTTTAGATATTGACTCACTAAGATTTTTTTCAGGTGGTTCATTAACTTCTGGTACAATTTATTTATATAAACTTATTATTGCTTAGGAGTAAAAGTGACTTTATTTAAACAAGTAAATGGTGTAAAAGTTCAATTAACACCTGAAGAAGAGCAAGAGATTTCAGATATATTTGATAAAGAAGAAAAAATAAGAGAAGAAGAACAGGCTGATATTATAAAAGAAAATATTATAAAAGAAATAAAAGAAGAAGCTTTAATTCTTAAGCTTGGTATTACTAAAGAAGAATTAGACTTAATTAGAAATATCTAAAGTAACTAAAACTAATACTTTCTATATAGATTGTGGAGCAGGAAAAGAATGTTTGAAATGTTTTATAATAATAATAACTTAATTAAAAAAAATATATTAATTTTTATAATAATGTCTATATGTGTCAGTTGTAGTTATTTTAATCGTAAATTTGGACTTAAAGATGATAATGTTATTGAGTCAAATATTGAGAATATAATAGAAAATAATACAGGATTATCAATTGACTTAACACCTGAAAATCCAGATAATGACGACTACAGTTTGGACATTTGGAGAGAAGATTAATAACTATATCTTGATATATAGTTAAATATTAGACAAGTAGCTCAAAATTGTAATATACAGCATATAGAAATTTCAATTCTTTACTATGTGCTTGAAGAGGAGTTCCCACCCTCCTCTTCTTTTCTATTTAAATAGATACATCTATACTTTTTAAGTCATTAATTAGTTTATCATAACGATTCGATCTATTATTAAGTATATCTCTAATTTTAATTTCAATTTCTGTCTCTTCTACTTCATCTTCAATATTTTTTATTGTAAATATTGTATCTATAACAGAACTTAATTGATTTAATAATGATTCGTATCTATCAAATAAATCAAGTATATTGATAATCATTTTAAGCCTATTGAAGTGAATATTTATTGGATAATCTTTTAATTTACTGTAAGATAATATAAGTTCATTATTAATATCGACAATACTATTTCTAATATTTTCAATTTCTTTTTTAAATTTATTAAAATCAGTTATTGTAATTAGATCTATAATTTCATTAAGTTTAATAAACTCTATAGTGTAATAATTTATTAAATCAAAATTAAATTGCATTTTTTTAGATTCTTTAGATCTATCCATAATAATACCATTTTTATTTTTGTTAATTATTTGAATTAGTTATTTTCCAATATCCAATTTGTTTAGAACAATAATTTTTTGGATTATATTTACTTGCTATTTCAGGATGATTTTCACTTAAATCTTTATATAGTTTTTTCCAATTAGTAGTTCCATTTCTATTTATACGCTTAATTTTAACTCCAAATCCTTCGCAATTGCCATCATCTGTAAAAGATATAAGTTTTTCTTTACATGATTTTTCTTTATCAGAAAATTGTTTAGACATTTCTGATGCTTCCTTCCACTCTCTTGCTGCATATTCAAATTCAGGATCTATAATTTGCACAAAGTCATCTTCCGAATGTGATGGCTCTGTCATATTAACTAGACATTTATAGAATTTAGTAACTTTTGTAAGAATTTCAAATATATAATTTTCATCTTTTTCAATTTTTACTGTGACAATAGCATCATTATAATAAGAGACATAATAGCATGTATTTAGATTAGCACAAAAAAGCTGCCATTGTACTTGATCCCAATATTGCGGCGGAACTTCACCTTTTTGGGCGTACTGATGAGTGGCTAACCCAACACACTTAACTTCTAAAATAGCTTTCTTTTCTCTATCTATCCCGTCGAGTGATGCACCAGCCCAATCTAGTCCATCATGTACAACTACAGCTGGCTCAAAATTAGAATTAAGTTCTTTATTTGCTAAAGCTCTAACAATTGGCTCAAGTTTTGTACCTCTTTCCATTGCCCAGTTTGATTTTTCTGGTTCTGCAAATCCAACTTTACGCTGCCATAATAGCAAAGGTGTACAATACTGGCTTTTCCCCATAATAATAGGGACATCAGATGCCATAATTTTTGATTTACGAAACTGTAACCATTCTTTAGTTCCCTGGATTAAATGTGATTCCATATTAAATATTTCTCCAAATTTTTCTATTTATTATTTATTTTGATTATAATTTTCTAACTCTACTTCACAATGTTTACGATCTAACTATTATTCTTTTTTTTAGATTCTTTATCAATACATGCAGTTGCATATCCGCGACAAGCTGATAATTGTAACTTAGTAATTTCTCTTAAGTTATTTACACGACACATTTTAGTTAGTTTTTCTCTTAATTCTGTATGACCATTTATATATGAATCTAATTTTAAAAATTCTTCATTTGATATTTCATAAGATTCGTCATTATCATGTTTAGTTATATCTATTTTTGTATTTTCAATTGCTATTTTATTATCGTTATCTGCTTGATCCATCTCATCTTTTGAATATATACCTGATAAGTCTATTGGGAATGCACGTCTTAGCGCTCGTGCTTCACTAACTTTAGCTAGCATAACAGTTGGCATTTTTTGCCAAAAAGTATTGCTTCCGCTATATTCTGATAATAGTGCTTGCTCTCCTATTTCATGCCAAGTGCCGTCTGCTGTCATCTTTTTTACATAAGATGTCGCAGATAGAAGAGTTCCATTTTTTGCATACAGATATTCTGTAGGTCTTCCAGGAGAATAACATTTAGTTCTATCTGCTATAAGACGAAATCCGTCAATACTAGTCTGTATTGTCATTTTTCCTCCTCTTGGAATTGCATAGATTTGTTTTTGAAGAGGATCGAGTTTTGTTTTAGTGCAAATATGTAAGAACACTTCTAATTCTACATCAGAAAATGCATAGTTCATGATACTTTTAATAGTTTCTATCTCTTCTAGTGTATAATCATATGTTTCTTTATTCATTTTATTTTCCTTGTTTTTTATCTGTTGCTACATAGTTATCTTCACTTTTACATATAACTATACAACAACACCTCATTTTGCGTCAAACAAAATTGCTATAGACATATATTAATATAATATTATATACTGTTCATACAGTTAACAAATAATATAGAGGTAATTAAATGGATTTAAACGAATACCTATGGAGAAACGGTATAACATCTGTAAAGATGTCTAGAGAAGTTGATTGTTGTCATAATACAATCGGAAAAATAAAACTGCATCAAGGATCACCGAATCTTCTTATAGCATTAAAGCTATATGAAACTTGCGATAAACAAATTGATTTTATTGACATGCTTAATAAAAGAGATAGAGAGCTTTATGATAAATGGATGTTAGAAAAAATTAAAAATTAATATAAAAAAAGCAGTTAATCGACGTGTTTTCAATTAACTGCTTTAATAAGTAATTTAAATTTAACTCGGATACATGGAGAAAAAAGAGATTAGATATGGTATGAGATTTCAAAGAAAAAAGTACAGGAACTGGTCAGGTAGGAACCGATCAGCCCCCAGCTACTTATTACTAATATTAAACTTAATATAGAAAACAACAACAACAAGACTCAGAAAAAAAAGGCTACGCATGTTGTTGTTTTTTCTGCTTCTGATAAAGAAAAATTCAAAAAATTATACCTAGACAGTGGATATCTATACGTTTGAAAAATGTATTGATCTTGAAGATTTTAAATTATCTTACAATTATTAAACTTGTAAGTTTGAATTATTTGTTATATTCTTACGAACTAAAAAAAAAAGATAGCCGTTTTGTTTCGACTATCTTTTTTAAATTCCATCAAATTGAGAATTATAGTTTTCAATTTGATATAATACAGGGCTAGTAACAAACTAAGTTTCTGTATTATTAGACTTTTCTAATGTAAAAGAGCTAATAATATAGCATTTCTTATTTTTTGTCACAAGCTCTAATTAAAATTGGAGCATTTTTATGGAAATCATAGACAAATCAGAAAACAAATACTTCACAATTATACCAAATATTATCTATGAAATTGAATTAACCGCTTATGAAATATCGCTTTATTGCGCATTAAAGCGTACTACAGGTGATAGCGGCTCTTCATTTAAAGGAAGAATTCGCTTAGCTAAAGAATCTGGCATGTCTTTAGGTATGGTAACAAAAGTAAAATTATCTTTGGCAAAAACTAATAAAAAATTAAATGGTAAAGCTCTCATTGCTATAACTAAACGAAAGTCTAAAGATGGCGATGATGACTCAGACTTGATATCAATTAATGATATTATGACTGAAAATCTAAGTTTTTTTATTTCAAAAAATAATAATGGTGGTCACCTCATGACTACGGGTGGTCACAGCATGACTACGGGTGGTCACAGCATGACACTAAGAAGAACACCTATTAAGAAGAACACAATTAAAAAGAACAACAACAAGACTCAGAAAAAAAAGGCTACTCCTGTTGTTGTTTCTTCTGCTTCTGATAAATTAGAAATTAATAAAGAGCCAAAAATTAAACTTACTAAAAAACTAGATGAAGAAAAAGATAAAAATATAATAAAGAATAACAACAACAAAACTCCTGAAAAAGAGGCTTCGCCTGTTGTTGTTTTTTCTATTTTTAAAGAATTAGAAATTTCTGATTCTCTAAAAGATAATCTTTCATCAAAGCTTGACGAAGATAAAGCAAAGAAGTTGGTTCAGCGTGTTAAAGCTTGGAAAGATAGAGGATCTGATTCGATAGCATGCAATACTATTCTAAAAAACTGGGATATGTGGAATGATTATATTAATCCTAAAGATTTAAAAGCTAAAAATGAAAAATACTTAAAAAGTATTATAAAATACGATGGTTGTTATGTTGGAAATTATAAAATCGAAATATCTATAACATATATTTTATTTAGACATTCATGTATTGATGGATCAAAAAACGTGTTTTATAATATCAAACAAAATAGGTTTATACAATTAATTTCAGATTTCGTTGAAAAACATAAGATAATAAAACAGCAGCAAATGCTTTATGCGTAATATGTCTAAAACAAGCAGAAACATAGCAACACAGCAAAAATATAACATTACTGGAGTGATTAGACGTTTTAGAATATAAAATGAAACCAAGAGCTTTAAATAACTTTTAGTAAATTAAATAGAATTAAAACAAGTCAAAGTATTATATACAAATATCTTATATAAGTTTATCATGTATGGATAAACCTACGTTGGAGTTGTAATGCAAGAAATTCTATATAATACAAAAGTAAGTTGGAAGGCTAAAGGGCTTTATTGTGCAATGGTTAATAAATCAAAAGAAGGAAAACTTAGCAAAAAAGAGATAATTAAAATTAGCAAAGGAGGAAATACATTAATATCTAACGGATTAAAAGAATTAATAAAATTAGGATATTTAGAAAAAAAAACATTTCGTAATAGAGGAAAATTTATAAACTGTGTGTGGATATTAAAAAATGGACATGAAGAATTACACCAAGATAATAATTAATATTAAACTAAATTATTAATAATGAATAGAACATATTATATGCTTAATAGTAATATTAAACACAAATTTAATGCAAAATCAACTATTGTTGACGGAATTCGTTTTGATAGCAAAATAGAAAGTAGATATTTCGAAAAGCTAATGCTTTTAAAAAAATCAGGTGAGATTTTATTCTTCTTAAGACAAGTACCTTTTCATCTTCCAGGAAATATTCGATACTTAGTTGATTTTGTTGAATTTTATGCTCCAAAAAATAATCATCAAGGTGATGTTGTATTTACTGATGTGAAAGGATATATGACGAATATGTCAAAGCTAAAAATAAAACAAGTTGAAAGTATTTATGGCATAGATATAAATATTGTAAAGAAAGTTTGAAAATGTAACTTCAATAAGAAGGAGCAAAAAGATGATAGAGTGCATTAAATATACAGAATATGCAAAACAAGGTTGTCTTCAAGGCTTTGCTGATTTATATGTCAAGAAATGGGGTCTAGAAATTAAGGGATGCTCAATTTACATGAAAGAAAATCAAAGATGGATTAATTTTCCATCTAAAGAATTTCAAAATACAGAAGGATCTAAAGCTTTTTTTCCAATTCTTAAGTTTAGAAATAAAGATCATATGACTAAATTTACTGAAGAAGCAAAGAAAGCAATTGATGATTTTTGTGTTTCTAACACAGAAAATGATCAAAAAGTTCAATTTTAAATTATATAAACAAAGGAGTAAAAATTATGGCAGCACCAAAAGGTAATAAATTTGCATATGGAAACCCAAACACTGGACGTCCTGCAACTTGGACAAAAGAAATTATTGAAAAAGAAGCAGAGTTATTGATGAAATGGTGTAGAAAAGAGAGCTCTCTAATATTGCGTAAATTTGCGTGTCTAAGAGGTTATACTCATGCTTATATATATAAGTGGTCAGACCCTAATGACAAGGCATTTAGTGAAGTCTTTTACGACGCGTTCCATTTTGCAAAAAGCGTAATCGGTACTAGAAGAGAAGAATTAGACATTGTAAAGTTCGCACAAAGAGATATGGGAATGCATTTTGAAGAACTCGAAGCTTTTGAAAGAGATAGAGAAAAATTCAAATCTAAGTTAAAGCAAAAAGAGAATGAAGTGCAAGCGCTCACATTAGCAGAACTTAACAAGATGTCTAAAAATGGTGAACTTTCACAAAAATGATTCATGATAAAATATGGAGACTAAATAATATTTATAGAATCGTAGATAAAATAGGGTCTTCTATTCCATTCAAGTTAAATTCAGTTCAAGAAGTCGTAGCTAAAGATAATCACAAGCGAAAATTAATATTGAAAGCTCGTCAATTGGGGATGTGTTTAGATCCTGATATGCTTGTTCTAACAGACAAATTAAAATGGGTAAGGATTAAAGATATATCAGTAGGAGATGGCATAGTAGGAGTCGATGAGTTTGTAAAGAAACAAGAAAAACGTAGAAAGCTACGTCCTGCAATAGTAAAAGCAATCAAAAAGCATGTAGCTAAAAGATATAGAATTACATTTGAAGACGGAAATACTCTGATCTGTACAGGTGAACACAGGTGGCTAACACGAAACTCAGCTACTGATTACAAGTGGAGAAGTATAAATGGAGGATCTAAGGATCTACTAAAGATAGGCTATAAGATAAGACGTTGTTTCATAGAAACATGGGAAACGAGCTGCTTAGATGATATTTGGATTGGTAAAATGCTAGAATATCATGGATTTCTTTCTAAAAGTAGCAGTATTGGTGTATATATAAATCTTATCAAGATAGATGATTATGCATTAGCAAAAATTGAAAGCTATTTAAATAATAGAAATTATAACTATAGAATTGATATCAATAAGATTGATATAAAATATGTAACTAAAATAGTTATCGGTCGTATTGACGAGATGATTAGATTGATAGGGATCACTAATACTACTAAGTTTCTTAATTCTACATGGTGGCATGGAAAAGAAATGCCGAAAGTCAAGGATGGTCCATACTCTACAGTGGTACAAATAGACGACATTGGAGATGGTGAGGTTATTGATCTGCAAACATCTACTAAGACATTCATTGCAGATGGTTATGTATCTCATAATTCTACATTCGCAGTAATAGATCTACTAGATGATGTTCTATTCAATGAAAATCTAGCAGCAGGAATTGTTTCTTATTCACTTGAACACGCACAGCATATTTATAAACGCATCATTGGTCACGCTTTAGATACTATTCTTCCAGAACTAAAACCATTAGTAGGTATCGTTTCACAATCAGCAAGAGAGATAACATTTTCTAATGGTTCGTTTTTAAGAGTAGACACTTCCCTACGCGGTGGATCTTACCAGTCAATTCTAGTATCAGAATTTGGAAAAACATGTTCACGTAGTCCTATAAAGGCTGAAGAGGTGATTACAGGAACACTTCAAACTGTAGGAATTAATGGTAAAATAGTAATTGAATCTACTGGTGAGGGAAATAGTGGTTACTTTGCTGAGATGTGCCATGGAGCTATTGTAAGAGGAAATGAAAACTTAAGTTCTCTTGAATATAAGCTATTCTTTTTTAGTTGGCTAAAAGAAAAACTTTATAGAACAAGTCAAGTCATATCGTATGAGATAGAACTTTCTGATTACTTTGATGGATTAGAAAAAGATCTAAACATCATAATAGATAAAGAGCAAAGATTTTGGTATGCACAGCAAGCAAAAATTCTAGGAGATAAGATACGCCAAGAATTTCCTTCGACAGAAAATGAAGCTTTTTTAAGTAACTCAGACGCTTATTACTATGCTCAGTATATAGAATCTGCTTATAATAGTAATAGATGCTTACATACTAGCTTATATGATGCTTTGTTGCCTGTTTATGTTGCGATGGATATAGGAGTAAATGATCTAACTGTAATTGTTTTCTTTCAAGTTGTTCATGGTGAAGTTAGATTTATTGATTACTATGAAGATAAGAATAAAGGTGTAGATTTCTACGCTAAGTTTCTTCTTCAAGATAAAAAATATCATTATAATACTATTTTCTTACCTCATGACTCAGTAAAAAGGAGTCAAGTAATTGTTGAAAATACATATGAAAGAGAATTTAGAAAACTATTTTCGTGTGTTGGTACAAAATTTGTAGTACTTCAAAAAATGGATATTAATCTTGCTATTTCTCACACAAAAATTATGTTTGATAGATGTATATTTAATATAAATAGATTGAAACCATTTTTAGATCATGTTGGAAAATATAGAAAGAAATGGAGCCAACAACAAGGTAGATATTTAGACGAACCATTACACGATATTCACTCCAATTATTCAGATTGTTTAAAATATGTATGTATGGCTGTTACAAAGATAGAAGCAGTATCAAACATGGGCGGAGCCCTAGAAAAACATAAGAAAGCTATTGATATGCGTCGTACTAGATTTTAATGTCAACTACCTCTTCATAAATGAAGAGGCTTGTAAGGTGACTTACGAGATAGCAACCGAAAGGTTGTAATAGGTGATTAGACTAAGTATTAAATTACTACGTTGTTTTGGTTATGACACCAGTGGATGCCTCCCAAGTCTGCTGCTCTGTCGTTTAGTATTAAAAGAGTTCAACGACTCGGTGTGCTAAGTGTAAAAAGCCTTTATAACATTGTCGATGGGAATCAACCCGAAAGGGTTTCGTTAAATATTAACGGAGAAATTTATGAAAGTATTTGTAATTAACAAAAACCATGAAATTCATTCCTGCACTAAAGCGCAGGGTTTTCTTTCACTAGACTAGGATAAATCAATCAACTAAAGGTACGTAAATGTTAGATGATTACGAAGCAAAACAGGAATTTTTAGAAAATTATAGATATGCTCATGATTTCTGGGCTCCATTTATAGAAGATGCTAAGGTTTATAATCTAGCACAATCTGGTTATACTTGGAGTGAAAGAGAGCGAAAAGCATTAGTAAAAGATGGTCGTGAACCTATTGAGTTCAATATTATGCGTAGACCTCTTCAGTTCTATAGCGGATATTTACGAGATAATATTAACTCTATCGTAATTGCTCCTATTGAAGGAAGCGACCAGAAAACAGCAGATCAACTAACAAAAGTAAGCTCTTATATCTGGGACAAAGCTGATGGATTTCCTATTTTTCTTGATTCATGTGATGAATGCTTTAAAGCAGGAATTAGTCTTACAGGTCTTAGAATGGATTTTTCTAAAGATTTTATTAATGGTGATATTAGCTTCTATAAACGCACATTTAATAGTTTTTATCTAGACCCTACTTTCGAGAATTTAAGTTTAAATGATTGTGGTTTTGCAATCATGAGAGATCTACTAAACAAAGACTCTGCTAAAGCTCTTCTACCATTTGTTCCTAAAGAAGTTATAGACGAAATACATAACGGATTTCGTGATGAAAAGTTTATGAGCTATCATCCACAATTTACAACGTTTAGTCGTAATCGTAACTTATTAGCATATGATCAGTATTACAAGAGAACAACTCGAAATCGTGATATGTTGATAGATCAACGAACTGGTTTTTATAAAGACATCACAGACGAAGATGAAGAAGCTAGAGAAAAGCTAGAACGTGGAATACATCGCTTTGAACAGTTAAGAAGAGAATCTGATGATATTGGAATTAATAAAGACGATATACCAATTGTTGAAATAAAGACAGTTGAACGTCCATTCATTGAATTAAGTATTATGCTAAACGGAGAACAAGTATATGTTGGAGAAGATAGAACTGGAATAGTAGAAGCATACCCATTCGCTCCAAATATTTGTTATTTAGAGCCGTCAATATGGATGTCATCACAAAGAATACAAGGAATTTCATCAACGCAATGGAGCATGCAGAGACAGTTTAATAAAAGACATATGAAAATAATTGATATGATGGACTCAAACATATCTACAGGTTTCAAATATATATTAGGAACTGTACCAGATCCACAGGAAATGCAGCAATCGGGTCAAAATAAGTTGATCGGCGTATCACTAGAAGATAATCCTTTGGGTCTTGATTCAGTACAGCAACTTCAGGGTGGCGGTGCAAATCCAGCTCTAATGGAATATCAAAAAATCCTTGATGATCTATCTCTTACATTAGCAAATATCAATGAATCTGTTTTGGGAATAGATGAGAAAGGTAATACTCAAGTCAGCGGTCGACTAGCTCAAGTTAGAATCGCTCAAGGATTACGATCAAATCGTAAGATATTCGACAATATCGAGACATCACAACAAATTCTTGGTAGTCTTGTTCTCACAGCAATTCAAAAAAACTACTCTCCTGATAAGATTGAAAGAATCATCAATGAAAAACCTACAGAACAGTTTTACGAAAATGACTTTGAACAATATGATGCTGTAATTAAAGAGGGTGTACGATCTAAATCACAGAAAGACGCTTACTATTACGAGCTTATCAATCTTAAGCGTGATGGAATAGTTGATGTTCCGCAATCTGAAATTGTGAGAGCTTTACAAATGTCTGGACTTTCTGATTTACAAGAAGCAATTCAAAAGCAGGAAGAAAATAGATCTGAACATCAACAAAAAATTGATGAACAAGAAAAAATGGCTCTTAAGCTTGGGAATGCTGAAGTTATTTCAAAACTATCCCTAGCAAAAGAACGTGAAGCGAGAATTATTTCTGATATAAGTCTATCAGAATCAAGAACAGCAGATGCAGCAGAGAGTAGAGCAAAAGCAGCTTTAGATCGAGCCAAGACTATTACAGAAATAGCAGGGATGAAAGAAGATAGAATTATTAAAGTGTTAAATTTTGTTCAGATGTTAGAAGAACAAGAAACAGCAGATAGAGAATTTGTTTCAAATAAAGTATTTAGCGAGTCGGATAGAGTTAATAATAATGTTGAGACTTCACTTTCTTTAAAATCTCCTCAACAACCTGAAGTTCCTGTAGAGAATGATACTATTCAAAAACCTGAAGTTCCTGTAAAGAATGATACTATTTATAATGGAGACGACTTGTTAGTTTAGAAAACTTATTAAAGCGTAAATATCAATATTTAAAATAGTAATAGTTTTTACAAATACAAAATATTGTTGGATATTATTATACAAGTAATATTTACTCTATTGCTTCTAAATTTATGTTGACATATAGTAGAGTATAAGAGGTTTTTATATGCAGCTATTAATATTAATAATGTTGCGCTTGAAAAATATCAGGCCGTTTGAACGACGGTCTAAAGCTTGTGGATCTGCCTTCGTTGGAAGGATCTGTGAAGCAAGAATCTTTCGCCTTTAGGCGAGATGAGGTTCAAACGGAAATGTATTAAATTAAATATTGCATTGATATCAGTTAGTTTTCATAGATATATGTATATCTGATGAGAGAATTGACATTAATCGATATAGAAAAAAGGATAGTAATATGAAAGGAAAAGGAAAAGGAAAAGGAATGAATTCGCCTACTGGACTATGTAGTTCTCGTTCAAATCCACTTCCAAAACCTAAAATGACACAACCAACATCTGGTTCACTACTAGTATCACCTTCTAATGCTGATCAAGCAAAGGTTAGGAATCTTAGAGCAAAAGCATTCAAAGAGAAAGATTCTCTTCGTGGAGCTAACGGAATCTAATGGTATTAACAGAGAATTCAATGAGTAGTTCAGATATAACAGACAAGTTAATCGAAGACAAGACTTCGTTAAAAATGGCAATTAACAAAGTTGTTTATGATGCTATAAATAGTGTAAATCTTAGAGAAGACTATTTTCTAGTGATGCACGCTAAGTTTGATAAATTGGATCCCTCTGTATTTGTAGTTAGTCAAATGGTTGCTAGTTTAAAGCTTCCACAATTCATAAGTAATTCTATGGTATTTTTTGTTTCACCAACAAATGGAATTGTTGAATTATTATGGATGGTTCCGGCTAAGTTAAAGGGTGAGAAACTCACTCCAAAGTTCAATGAGAAAGGTGTCGCCTACCTACAAGCAAAGGGCGCAATGCCATCTTAAGAGGCTATCTTAAGTTTTAAATACGGAGTAAATATGGAAAATCAGGAAACCGTAGAACCTGAACAAGTAGTTGATGAGGCTACTAGTGAATCTTACGTAGAACAACCAAAAGAAGCTCAAGAAGCTAAGCAAGAAGAAGAAAAAATGGTTCCTCTTCATGCAGTGCAGAAAGAGAGGCGTAAACGACAAGAAGTAGAGCAAGAGCTAAGATTACTTAGGGAATATCAGCAAAAAAATGCTGAACCTGATGAAAGTCAATACGAATCTGCGACAAAAGAAGATCTAGGAAAAGCTAAGTCATCATTGAAACGTGAGATACAAGAAGAAAACTGGGCAAGTCAAAATCCTGATAAATACAGGAAAATTAACGATGATTTGCCAGAATTTTTAAAAATTAGACCTAATCTAGCTTCGGCTATTGAAGCGTCTTCGAATAGATACGAGGAAGCTTGGTTGTTGATGAATGCATTATCTCCCAAGCAACAACAGCAAGTTGCGCAGAAGTCCAAACCTCAAGCACCTGGTTCACCTTCAGGTATTCCAAAGGCAGCAGCAATGAGCGAAAATGTTGATTTGATGAATATGTCAGATTCTGAGTTCAATTCGTGGAGGCTACAAAGACGTGGACGAAGATAGGTATTTAAATAGAAGGACTTAACTTATGGCTGACGCTGTTACAACAACTTCAGGTTATGGATCAATGGCTGATAGTTGGGCACATCGTGCTTTACTTCAGAGATCTAAACCAAATAATGTGCATAATCTATTTGGTAGCTCATTTGCACTACCACAAAAATCTACAGATACGATGGTTTTCCGTCGTCAAGAAAATCTAAACTCTGATCCTGTTGTACTGCCAGAAGATGCAGATCCAGCACCAGAGCAAGTTTTAAAGTTTGATATTTCCGTTACTCCACAAGAATTCGGGAAAGTAGTCCTATTATCCAGGAAAGTCTTGCTTGTTGTGGAAGATGACACAGCAAATGGAACAGCCGATAATCTTTCTCAATGTATGCATACTATGCTTGATAAAGTTACTCGTGACGTTTGGGCTTCTTCTGTTGCTCAAATTTCATGTCTTAATGGTTCCAATGGAAATGCAATAACAGAGCTTACTCAAATTGACGTGAACCGTGCTATTGCTTATCTAGACGAAAATGATACTGAGAAAATGACACCAACAGTTGATGGATCTAGTCGTTTCGGTACTGGACCAGTTGAAGCAGCTTTCTGGGTTGCAGCTCATGTAAAACTTAAGGCTGATATTCGCGCACTTGATGCGTTTGTTCCAACTTCACAATATGGCGCACAAGAAAGCGTATTAAAATCTGAATTTGGTGCAACTGATGAAGCAAGATGGGTAACATCTACTTTAGTTAATGTGACTACAGACTCACCACCACAGTATAGTAATACTTTTGTAGGCGCTAATGCATACGGATATGTTTCTATAGATCAAATGGCAACAGAAATGATTCTTAAGCCTTTAGGTTGGAATGATTATTTGAACCGTTTTCAATCAATGGGTTTTACTGCATTCTTTAATGCTGCGATACTTGACGATAGCCATATAGTAAATTTATTAGCTACTAAAGCTTAAGCATAAAGGAGTTATTATGTCAGATTTATTTTTAGGACAATCAATGTCTGAAGCGTTTAAACTTGTCTCTGGTGGAGCAGCTTATACGCTACAATTTAGTTGGCAACCTGATATGGTTATTGTTAATAATCTAACAGATTGGACAGGTACAGCAGCAGGACTTCCACGATCTTTTTGGTTTCGCGATCAGATTACTAATGCCCATGCTTTTCAACAACAAGTAATTGATAGCTCCGCTGGTGCTAGCTTTAACTTTCTTGATACTGCAACTAACGGTTTTACGTTAGCAAATACTACTGGTGGTGTAACATCTACACAGTCTGTTATTTCTGGTGTTAGTCAAGCAGATCCTTGTGTTGTAACAACTGTTGCAGTTCATGGTCTTTCTACTGGTGACTACGTTCGGTTAAGCGACCTTGGCTCTGATATGCCCGCAGAACGCGGTATGAACCAGATTAACAACAAAAGATACAAGATAATTGTTGTCGATACAAGTAACTTCTCTCTACTAGATCCTATTAGTGGCGAAGCTATTGATTCAACTGCTTATACTGCTTGGGTTGCTGGTGGTCGTGTTGTACTAGAAGGCGAGCAGACCTTTACATACGATGAGATCGACTACAAGTTGACTCTAGGAACCAGTGTTGTAGGAAATGACTCAGACATTTTACTAGTTGAGGCTCATAAATGGGGCCGTTTCGTTGATTTGGGCGATATCGGGTAGTGGTTGAAACCTAGGAATGATATGCCAATTAAATATACATTCCTTTATGCTGGGCTCCTGTAAAAAGGAGTCTAGTATTATGAAAACATGTAGTACGTGTGGAATAGAAAAAGAGTATAGTGAATTTTATAAGTGTAGTCTGCCTAAAAATGGTCATCGGGCGAATAAGGATGGATATAGGTCAAATTGCAAATCATGTCGTAATCTGAGTCAAAAACGATGCGATGCGAAAAATGTAGACGAAAGAAGGGCAACAAAGAAAGCTTGGGAAGATAAGAATAAAGATAGACTAAGAGAAGCTTCTAAAGTTTGGAAAGATAAGAATAGAGAAAAAGTAAGAAAAAATGAACGACTTTACGCCAGAAAAAGATACTACAACAATCTTGAGAAAGAGCGGCAGCGGTGTAAAGATTGGAGAAAGAATAATCCTGAAAAGTTAAAGTTTAGTAAAAAGAAAAGCTATGATAGATATCCAGAAAAAATAAAAGCGCGAACTTTAGTTTGTTGTGCTCTAAAAACAGGATTTTTAATTAGACCAAATATCTGTTCAAAATGTCAAAAAGAAAGTAGAATAGAGGCTCACCACCCAGACTACTCAAAGCCTTTAGAAGTGATGTGGCTATGCAAAAAATGCCACATGGCAGAACATAGAAAAGAAAAACCAATAAATAGGAGTACATAGAATGTCAAAAGCAAAGACAGAAACTATGGAAAAAATGATCCAAGAAGCTCCAAAAGCTGGAGCAATCGAGGACATGACTCTAACAACTTATGATGAGTACAAAGCATATAATGCTGCTGCTCGTAAAGAAAACAAGCGTTTACGTGTATGTCGACATCCTTGTAAACCATGTCCAATTGAATTACATCCACAAGAACGTATTGTTTTTGGTCGTGTTGATCAGCCACTTAACGCATTACCTGTTTATATAAGTAATCATCTCATTCATTTTGAGAAGACGCTTTATCCAGGTAAAACATACGATTTACCTAGAGTAGTAATTAATTATCTAGCTGAAAAGGGAGTACCGCATTGGAAATGGTACAATAATTCAGATGGATCTTCTGAGACTAGAATCTCACATAGAGAGCCTAGATTTAGTTTAAGAACAACATACGCGGAGTAATGTTATGACAAGATATGTTAGTGATGCCCTTAGAATTATGAGACTAGCAATATCACGTCGCAATTCTAATGATCCAGATTCTAGCGATCCAACATTATTAACATATCTTAATGACTTTGTTTCTCTAACAATGGGAAGCGAGGTTCGTTTGTTTGAACAGTATGAGACAATAGCATTTAATATAGATGATACAAATGAGACAGGAATTTATACATTCAACGATGTTGGGGCTGATTTTAATTTAGAGAGTATTTCAGGTGATGGATTTATTAGCTTAACAGATCCTCCAACTGGATCGTTATCTTGGACTACATTGTATATTTATACAAATCCTGGTGCATTCTTTGGATACTGGGGCGTTGAGAATGAAGATGTATTGATTCCAGGAATGCCAACAATGATGTTATTCTACGGAAAAAACTTAACATTTAGGACTATTCCTGATAAAGAATATACTGTTACATTATACGGTTATAAGAAAAATGATGACTTTTCTTCTGTTGGAAATCCTGAATTAGATTACGACTATTGGTTACGTTTTATTGCATATGGTGCAGCTATAAATTATGGAATGGATTATCGATTTTCTGATTCTATAATGTCTTCATTAAAGAGAAATTATAATAGAGAAAAACGCTTAATGTTAACTAGAACTCACAATCAGATAAAAATAAGTCGAACGTTCCCAAGTTTTTGATTGAAAGTTAGTTAGTTAATTATCAAGATTTTCTTAAATCAATCACTAAAGGTACATAAAATGAGTTGGGAATCTACTTGGCCAGATGGCTCAAAATCAGTAAAATCAAACCAAGCTACTGGAGCAGCTAATACTACTTACATAAAAACTACTATGAACGTAGATCACTATTGGGATGATTCAGCAGATAATGACGGACATCACCAGTGGGTACAGATGACTCAGAGTGGAACAGCAGCTGTTCCAATTGTACCTAGTCTTGGAACAGGAATGGATGGAATTATTTATGTTAAAGCTAAATCAGCAACAGAATCACCAGATAATCAAGATGCACAACCATTTTTCATTGATAATAAAGAAATTGGAACTCCTGGTGTAACTCAAGAAATGCAGCTTTTAGGAATTCGAGCTTGTGGAACATTTAATGGTAGATCAAGTAATGGTGATTGCACAATAACATATAATCATAATGTTGATTCTATTACACGGACTGCAAAAGGTAGATATACAGTTACATTTACAAGTGAATTGCCATCTGTAAACTATTTGTTGCATTCTGGACAAGTAGCCTCAAGCCGTGGATATGTTACAGTTGAGTCATCAATTGTTCCATTGGTTGATGTGAAAACAACTACATTTTGTAAACTTTCAGCATTAACTGCAATTGGAAGAGATAATATTGATCCTATTCAGGCATGGTTTTTTTGTTTTGGGGGTTAAATGCAAGTCTACGAAATAACAGGTTTTAAAACGGGTGTTTCTATAGAGGGTGTTAACTTTCTACAACCTTCTGATTCATTTCAAAATATAAGAAATGGTTATATCCATCGACAAGTACTTCAATCTCGAAAGGGATTTAGTAAGTGGTCATTTGGTTATGATGCTGGTGCAGGATTAACAGGTCATTTACCTACTCGTGTTATGGGTATTTTTGACAATGTTCTAACATTAACTAGTACAATAGAGACTTTAGCTTTTGATAAAAATTTTGCCTATAAATATAATGAAGCTACTAATTCATTTCTAAGGATTCCTTTTGGAGGAAGTTTAGCCGCATATGTTGGGTTTGGGTTGGCAAATATAGAGGACTATATATCTGGTACAACTTATCCTGATAAAACAGGAGCTAATCGTTTTGTTTTTACTGGAAAGGGTATGGATCACATCTTTTTCTATGATGGAACTAATATTTTAGATTATACTAGTGTAGTTGATAACACAGACTATGTGAGTTTTGCAGGGAAAACATTAGATAGAGCAACTCATGTAATTTGGTTTGGTGAACGTCTTAATTTTATTTCTCCAACACTTAGTGCAAAACTATATCCTCAAGCAGTTTTATATTCTGGAATTAGAGATAGCTCAGGAAATGGCGATAGTTATAATGCTCCTGGTTCTGGTCTTCTTGAAATAGATACTTACGAACTTATTAAAGGTGCCGTTATTCTTGGTGATCGTATAGTATTAAATGTTAGTCAATCAAATTGGATAATTGAAAAAACAAGGGATGCTTTTAATCCATACTTTACTAGAAAGATACCATCTGTACTTGGAACAGACGCTTCATTTTCTACTGTAGTATGGAATCATGAAGTAAGATCTATTGGTAAGACTGGAATTATTTCTACTGATGGTCGACAGTCTCTAAGAATAGATAACAAGATACCTTATTTTACAGATGAAGAAATTAATCCTATTGAGTTTGAACAAACATATGGAGGATTTGACAGAGATACATCACAATTCAAATGGTCTTACGTTGATAGTGGAAGAGATATTAATTCTACAGCAAATAAAGTACTCGTTAATAATTATGAAGAGAATAGTTGGTCAATATATGACCAAAGATTTAGTATTTTTGGCGAAACTATTTCAGGGCAAAACCTTACTTGGAATGAAATTGATGAAAATCAAAATCCATCATGGCTAAGAATGGATACCACAGAAGAAACGTGGAATAAAATTGGTATTGGTAAAGAAGTACATAAAACTCTAGCTGGTGATGATCTTGGTTTTATATATGAACTTAACGAAAATTTTGACGATTATTTTGTTGCAATAACAGGTATATCTAAAGCAGCTTCAGCAATTATATCTACTGAAGACCAAGCAATTCAGGTTGGTGATAGAGTAGTTATAAAAAACGTATCTGGAATGACTCAAATAAACAGCGCTATTGCTACAGTCACAGCAAGAACTCTATCTTCAATTACTGTTAACATTAATAGTCAACAGTATGATATTTGGACTTCAGGAGGATCAGTAAGTAAATTAATTAATTTTCAAGCTGAAACAATTCCATTTAATCCTTTTAGATCAGAAGGTGAACAGGTAAGAATTTCTCACATTGAGTTTTTAATTGACACAAACTCTGGAAATTTAAAACTAGATATTTTTATGGATGGAGAAAATGCTCCATTCAAGTCTAATGTTTTATTAAAACCAACAAGTACTAGAAAAGATAGAGAATGGGTATCTGTTATTGTAAATAATACAGCTAATTTCATGGTTTTAAAGTTAAATCAAGAGTCAGTTTCAGAACAGGTAAGAATTACTAGTATACGTATTCATGCTGAACCAGCAGGAGCAACAACAGATTAAAGGAGATTAAATTGTCAAAAATTCCAGAAACATTAAATATTGGAGACAGAGATAATATAACTCCTGAAATTCTATTAGAATTATTAGAAGCTATGTATACTGATCTTTCTATAGCAATAAATAATAAGCCTGATTTATATGAGAGAGAATCAGATGGATTAACTACAGATACATTTCTTTCTAATGGAGATATTAACATCAACACATTAACATCAAAGATTGAGATTTTGATAGAACATACTAATCCAACATCTGTAATATGGAAACAAATTAGTTGATAAGGTAGTAAAAAAAGGAGAAAATAAAATGACATCGGCTATTATAGGAGCAGCAGGATCAGTATTGAGTTCGCTTTTCTCAAACAATCCTAAAGAGTCTCGTACGCAAAAACAAAAACGTAAATTGGTAGATGATTTAATTGCTTCTCTTAGTGGAAATGGATCATTTAACGATCTTTTCGAAATGGATGATGAAGCTTTTCAAAAATCTTATATTGACCCAGCAAAGTCTAAGTTTGAAAATCAAATAGCACCTCAGATTCAGCAAAGTTTTATTGCTAGTGGTCAGCAAAGAGGTACTGGTTTAGACGACACATTGACTAGAGCGGGTGTTGATATGGATCAACTTCTAAATGAGCAATACATGAATTTTCAACAAGATGCAAAAAATAGACAATCTAGCGCTATTAGTGGAATTTTAGGTGGTGGTGAAGGTGTTCAACCTGGATTAAGTATTGGTGAAAAATTATCACAAGGTGCAGCAGGATATCTTTCTAGTGATTCTTTTAGTAGTAGTTTAGAAAATATTTTAGATAAGTATTCTAAAAAAGAAAATCAGAATCAACAGCTATATACAAATAGAGAGGGATTTTCAAAATGAACCCATCACCATTTCAGATAGCACAAAGTGTAGGAAATCAGTTTGGAAAGGCAGTTAGAGCGCAAGGAGATAAATCAGCTATTGATGAGATACTTTCACAGGCTTCACAATCTGGTAATCCAAATGATATTAATAATGCTATGGGTAAGATTCTTTCGAGAGTTTCTGCAGAAAGACAACCTATGGCAATGAATATTTTAAAAAATAAGATGGCTGAAATTCAAAATAAAAGAACGCAAGAAGCTGATGTAGATTTAGGATTTCCTTCTCAGTTTGGAACAGCATCACAAGAAGCTCAAAAAGGTTTTATTAAAAATAGAGAAGCTTCTATGAAAGTACAAAAAGAATCTAGAGAATCTGATATATTAGCAAAAATTCAAAGGGGAGAACAAATAACTCCTGAAGAACAGTCTGAATTATCTCCAACATCTCAACGAACATTAATTGGTACTCAAAAACCTGTATTTGAACCAACTGAAGAAAGACTTGAAGCTGAGCGAGTTTCTTCTTTAGCTACTGAAATTGAAAATGATTTTAAAGCTTCTAAGTCTGAAGAAATGCGATTAAATAGAATGACAAAACTTGATGAAAGTGGAGAACTTTCAACACCAATGATGATTAAAACGTTAAATAAGTTAGGTTTTCCTCTTGGTGTACTAGGAAATCCTAATTCAGAAGAATTTGTCAAGTTAGAAGCCGATTTCCTTCGAGATGTACGTCAAGTATTTCCTGGTGGAAGAATAACAAATTATGAAATACAAGCATATTTAAAAACTGTACCAGGATTAATGAACTCACAAGAAGGACGTCGTTCTATTATTCGAAATAGAAAGCTTATTAATGAGTCTAAACAATTACGTTATGAAGCTTATAGAAAAATATTAAAAGAAAATAATGGGCGTAAACCTAGAAATATGGGACTTCTTATTGAAGATAATATACAAGATCGTATAGTTGAAATTGAAGATAAATTTCGTGATGGAATTCAGAATAATATTGAAATGTTTCAGCAACCTATTAGAATGAAGGATTCTAATGGAAATACATATGATATACCACCAAATAAGGTTTCTCAAGCATCAAAACAGGGATTAACATTCTAATGCAACAAGAAATTGATCTTACAAAATATATTATTGATCCTTCACAACAAGTAACGGATCAACAACAAGATGAAATTATTGAAGATGAACCATTAGATTTAAATTCTTTTAGAGTTCAAAAAGATGAGTCTGGTATAGAAAAAACAACACGACATATTGTAAGAACAGGAGCTAGAGCTATTGAAAATGTACTTGGTATTCCTGGAAACTTAATACAACTAACAAATACTATTTCAGAAAATTTACCATATAAAGAAGCAAATCAAACATTTGTTCAAAAAGCTGCTCAAAAGTTATTTTCATATGTTCCAACATCTAATGACTTACAAAGTGTATCAAGTTGGTTAACAAGTGGTTATACTGATCCAAAAAATTCTAGAGAAGAATTTGGTGATGAAATAACTGGGCTAGCTTCTGTTTTAGCATTTCCATTAAAAGATCCAACTAAATTTGCTAAAACTGCTAAATCAATTGCTAAAACTTTAGGAATGGCAACAGCAGTAAAGGGTTTAGGAACAGGCGTTAAATCACTAGGTGGAAGTGAAACACAACAAGCACTTACAGAAATGGGAACTTTGTTTTTACTAAGTAATTTCGGTAATAAAGCTCCTAAAAAAATGATTTCTGATAAATATCAGAAAGCTGAGAAACTATTACCTAAAGGTATAAATGCAAAAACTTCAAAGTTAAATTCTGATCTTGGTAAATTTGAAACAACATTGAAAAAGGGTATTTCTACACCAGCAAAAGCAGAGGTGCTAGGAGCTATTAAAGAATTAAAAGCAAAATCTAGCGTCGGAACAATGGAAGCTGAAGAATTGCTTGAATCATTTAGAAATATTAATGAACGAATGAACTCAAAAAAGCTTTTTAATGAATTAGGTACAGCAGAAAGAAAGCTTTTAAAAATTAGATATGACGGAGTAAAAAATACAGTTAGAGATTCAGTAAAGGATTTTGGTAAAACAAATAAACCTTTTCTAAACGAGTGGCTTGAAGCTAATGCAGCTAATGCAGTATATGAAAAAAGCAGATCACTTAATAATTGGATAAATAAAAAAGCACCAAAACTACCGTCAAAATTAGCAGCTACAATAGCTTTTGAATTGTATACTGGATCTATTTCAGGTTCTCCTGTTGTTGGTGTACAAGCAGCTGGAGCAACACTTGCTGGAGCAGGGGCAGCAGCTGGACTTGCTAAGACTGGTCAAGTTTTGTATAGAGTTATGAATAATCCATCTTTAAGAAATCATTATTTAAATGGGTTAAAAGCAGCATCAAAAGAAGATCTTCCTGCGTTTATTAAAATTTTAAATAAATTGAATGATGGTATTAAAAAAGATGAGAAAATAAATAAAAAGTAAAATTATATATCATAATATTATATTTATATTGTAATAAAGTCTTTAGATAAACTTTTTACGTGTTTCTATTATTTAATATATATTTTCATCATCGCATTCAAATGATACACATATTAGATATGTTGCAAATACTATTAGATTAATTATTATTAACATTAACATCTATATATCTCCATAATGTTTATTGTTTTAAGTGTTTCTATTATTTAATGTATATTATCATTATTACCATAATATAATATAAAGATTATATATGCTATAAATAGCATTATATTAATTAATATTAATATTAACATATATATATATCCATAATGTTTATTATTATTATTATTATACGTATTTCCATATTTTACCAGTTTTAATTCTAGATACTATAGAATCTGAGATACCAAACTTTTTTGAGATAATACATCCAGGAATTTTTTTATTAAGCATCTTTTTTATTTTTTTAACAATATCTTCTGATAGCTTTGAAATACCACAACTATTATCTTTTTCGTATCTTACTTCAGTGTTATCTATATTTGATTCTAAAAATAGATGGTCTGGATTAACGCATTTTATTTCATTACATTTATGACTTATGCGCATATAACTTGGAATGTTTCCATTAAATAGTTTATAAGAAGCTATATGTACATATTTATATTTTCCTGTCCAAAGTCTTGGATATCCATCGCTACCAATATTTCCTTTCCAAATCCAACAATCAGTTTCGTTATTTATATTGACATTAGATCTAATCTTTTTTTTAAGAATGGTTCCTTTTTTATTTTTAATACATCCACAACTTTTTGTATTACTAGACATTAAATCTCTGCTAGTAACTTTAGTTTTATTTCCACAGCTACACAAACATATCCAATATCTACTTCTTTCCTTAACTCCATCTTGTTTTAATACAGTTAGGTGACTAAATTTCTTTCCTTCAAGTTGAAGCCCACGTTTGCAACCGCAAGATGTAGAATTATTATTTCTTATGTATCTTGCCTCTAATGCAATATAATTTCCGCAAGAACATTTGCACATCCATTTAGATTGGACACTATTTTTGTTTTCAATGCGTTTAATAATTGTAAGTTGACCAAATTTTTTATTTTCTAATTTAAGAGTCATTTTTAATATCCTTCTTTAAGAAATCATTATTTAAATGGGTTGAAAGCAGCAGCAGAAGAATATCTTCCAGCGTTTATTATTTTACGTGTTTCCAGGTTTCTCTTTTTATAGCTTTATGAATACATGTTCTATTTACATTAAATTTTTCAGCTAGACTATTTAAACTTTCTTTTTTATTTAAATAATATTCTCGTATATATTTAACTTTATCTTCATTTAATTTTGAGGATCCATGCATTGATCCTTTTGCTTGTCTATCTTTTTTCACCATATCTCTACTATTATCAAGATTTGTACCTTTAATTAAGTGATCAGGATTACAACAAAGTTTACAGTCGCAGGTATGCATTATAACATGTTTTTTACTACTAATTGGTATTTTAAATACTGAATAAGATAATCTATGCATTTGCCAAAATTGCCCATTAATGTGTATTCTTCCATATCCTTTATTTAGTTCGCTTTTTTGCCATATCCAACATCCATTATCGTTCACAATAATGTTATTTTTTATATATTGTCTAATCTCTTCAATATTTGAAAAATTTGGATTTTCTCTACAATAAACGATAGCAAAACATTTTTTACATATTCCTGAGTGTTTTTTTGCTCTAAATACAGGAACTATCTTTTCTTTTCCACATTCCTTGCATTTAATTTTTACTCCACGTGTTTTTACTTTTCCGTGTACGCAGATAATATCTGTGTCTTTAAGTAAATCTTTACGTGATTTCCACTTACAACTGATGCAATATCCTTTATGAGTATTAAGTCCTTGCATTGGTATTTTTAATTCTTTTCCACATTCCTTGCATTTTCTTAAAACTCCACGTCGACGCCTTTTTCTTTCTTTTTCATTCTGTTCAATCCATATTAGTTTTTCTTTTTGCAATTCCTGCATTAGCGTTACACCTTCTACTACAATATTTATTTGTTTTAACTTTATATGGATTTACTGAATAGTTAAGTCCACATGTATGGCAGATCATTGTATTTGATCTTCTTTTTTTGTCTGCTGAAGCTTTTCCAGCAGCTTTGTTCCTACATAGAATTGAACAGTATTTTTTATTTTTACTACTTATTTTCTTACAACATGTTTGGCATTTCTTAGTTAGCATAGTAAAATATCCCGGGATAAAAATCAATGTTTTTCTGCTATCGACAGAGTCACACTTAACGCATTATATTTAAGCTTTTATTTATTTAATATAGAAAATTTGCTAAAATATAGATATTGAAAGAAACCCTAAAAAAGGAGTATGTATGCCAAAATATAAGAATCCAGTTTCGTATCGAGGAAGAAGCGGAACAAAAAATAGAACAGGCGATCTAAAAATTGCTACAAACGCTCAGGTTGAAGCTGGAACCGATGATTCAGTTGTAATTAGTGCAAAAGATGCTGCTGAAATTTCAGCTCCAGACGGATCTACAACAGTTAAAGGTTTAATCCGTCTGGCAACAATTGTCGAAAGCCAGGCTGGTACTGCAACTAATATTGCAAACACACCGGCTGGGCTTGCTGCCGTTGCAATTGCAGGTGCCCCTGACGCTAGTACTGGTGGTAAAGGTATCGTAGAACTTGCTACAGATATAGAAGCCGTAGCTCTAGTTGATACAACAAGAGCTATTGTTCCTTCTAGTCTTGCCGCTGTACTTGCTGCTCCTGGTGCAATTGGAGGTACAACACCTGCTGCTGGTACTTTTACTGACTTAGATGCTGATACAACTAATGACATTTCTCTTGATGCAGATGCAGCATCACATTTTGCTGTTGCTGGTGCTGGAATTGATCTAACACTTGAGTCAGCTGCTGGAAGAGTAATTATTAATGCTGAAGAGGCTGTTGATAATTCAATAACATTATTGAGCGCCGCTGGAGGGATCGATTTGGACTCGGCACTTTCAACAACTATTAGTTCATCAGAAAATAGTGCAGACGCTATTGTTATTAATGCAAGTGCAGGTGGTCTAGATATCATATCGGCTGGAGCAGCTGGAGAAGACCTTGATATTACAAGCACAGCTGGTAGTGTGAATATTTCAGCTGGTGAAAATGCTGCTGATTCAATCACACTTACAAGTAGTGCAGGTGGAATAGATATTTTGGCGGCTGGATCAGCTGGAGAAGATGTAGACATCACTTGTACAAGCGGTTCTGTAAATATTACTGCTGGAGAAAATGCTGGAGATTCAATCGTTATTAGTTCAAGTGTTGGTGGTATTCAAGTTAATGCTGCTGGTGCTGGAGCTGGAGAAGATATTAGTCTTACAGCAACAGGAAGCTCTATCAATTTGACTTCTACAGAAGCCGATGCTAACGCAATCAAAATAGATGCTTCTGATGCTGCTGGAGGAATTAATTTGAGTTGTGGAAGTGGTGGATTTACTTTAAATGGTGACGCTACAACATCTTATGCAATTGGTGCTTCTACAACTTCAGGAACTATTGATATTGGTGGAACTGCTCAGACTGGAACCATGACACTTGGTGATAGTTCTGGAATTAATATAATTGAGCTTGGGTCAGGAGAGGGAGCTACTACGGTTAATATTGCCGGAGGCGCCACTTCTGCTAAAGTTGTAAGTATTGCCACAGGAGCAGTCGCTAACCTAGTTACTATAGGATCAGCGAGCGGAGCTGCAAGTCTTGATCTTCTATGTGGTACAGGAAACTTCACATTAGATGGTGCTGCAACAAGTCAATATGACTTATTTGCAACTACAACTTCCGGAACAATAACTCTTGGTGGAACTGCTCAGACTGGAACCATGACATTGGGTGATAGTTCTGGCATTAATATAATCGAGCTTGGGTCAGGAGAGGGAGCTACTACGGTTAATATCGCCGGAGGTGCTACTTCTGCTAAAGTTGTTAGTATTGCCACAGGCGCAGTTGCTAACTTAGTAACTATAGGATCAGCAAGCGGAGCAGCAAGTCTTGATCTTCTATGTGGAACAGGTAACTTTACACTTGAAGGCGCTACAGCTTCAACTTATGAGATTTCATCGACAGGAGTTAACACAGGAACGCTTAAACTAGCTTCTGGTACAGGTGCTAGAACTGTTGAGATTGCCGGCGGTGGAACAGGTGCAAAAACAATTAACCTAGGAGCGGCTGCCTCAGCTGATCTTATCACGATTGGAGATTCTACAGGAGCTGCAAGCTTAGATCTAGCATGTGGTACAGGAAACTTCACACTTGAAGGCGCTACAGCTTCAACATATGATATTTCAAGTACAGGTATTAATACAGGAACGGTAAAACTAGCTTCTGGTACAGGTGCTAGAACTGTAGAACTTGCTGGCGGTGGAACAGGAGTTAAAACTGTAAATATAGCAGCTGCTGCTACAGCAGATATTGTAACTATAGGTACTGATACCGGAGCAGGTTCAACAACTGTTGCTGCCGGAACAGGAGGCCTTACGTTAGATGCTAATGGTTTGATCGATGTGACATTAGCAACAGACACACAAGCAGGTGCTACAGTAACAATAAATGCTAACGCTGGTTATGGTATCTTTACTGGAATCGTAACAGCTTCAGCAGCTAGTGCTACACTTACTGTAACAAATAGTGTTTGTACTACTGGTTCAGTAATTCTTTGTACTGCTTCAGACCTAAGTGCTGGTGCTGCTGGTCTTACAATTAATCGTGTAAAACCTGCTGCTGGCAGCTTTGTAGTGTCATATACCAACGAAGGCGCGGCGTCAATCGATTCTAGTATCACTTTAGCTTTCTGGATTTTGAAAGCATAGAACTATAACATAATTAATAACAATAAAGCATCTTGCACTTATGTGCTGGGTGCTTTATCATATCTACGAGCTAGGTTCGCTACTGAAAAGTTGGTTCCCGACCAATCTGCTCATTTCTTTTATTCGTATAAAAACAGGCAAACGCTTGTCTCACGTTAAAAATCCAGTATAATTAGTTAATCTTTGAATTTTTTAAATTCTTGTGATAGAGTTATAATTTATTATAAGTATAATTAAATGGAGATTTTATGTTTGTATCAAAGAGTGTTGCTGAGTTTGATGTGGATGGAAAGAAAGCACAGTTTATAATTGATAGTTCAATACCAGTTGAAGCAGTTCAGCAAATTCTAAATAAGTTAATGCATTTTTGTGTTGAGCGATTAAAAGAAGCTGAAAATGAAAGAGCTCAAAATATTAAAGACCTAGAAGCTGCTAAAGTTCCAGAACTTGAGCCAGTTGAAGAAGAAAAAACAACTCCTAAAGAAGAAAAAACAGAGGCATAGTTATGGCATCTAGAGCATTTTTTGAATCAATAAAAGTACTTGCATTTGGTGGTATTTCAGGAGCTTATGCTTCTGTAGGTTCTCCTACTGAACATACAATTAAAGCATTTTGCATCAGTAATAACACAGAAGGTGATCTGTATTTAACTACAAATACCGGAGAAGATCAGATGTTCTTGGCTGCGGGTTCGTTTCGGTTATATGATACGCAGGCAAACGTAGGTCCTAGTGATGATAAATTTGTATTACCAGTAGGAACACAGTTTTCAGTAAAACAAATAACAGCTCCTGTAGCAGGTTCTGTTTATATTGAGTGTATATATTGAGATCACGACGTGAAGAATATACTAAGCGTTTTGAGGAATTAACAAAGCAAGAAATAAAAAATTATAATGATTCCTTGCTTAATACTCATATTGAGTTAGAAAAATTCCGTATAAATCTTAAAGAGTCAGTAGATCTTTATTCTAAACATATAGCTATTCTTTCAAGTAATATAAAAAATATAAAAATTGAAAATACTTATCTTAAAGATCAAATTTCTAATCTTACTAAAAACTTAAAAAGTCATATCAATGATTTTAATAAGCTTGAAAAAGATAAGATTTATAGTGATAAGAATGCTAAAAATTTCAACAACTTTATAAAAAAAGAACTTGAATTAAAAGAAAAAGAAATTAGTTATATTAAAAATATAGTGATAGATTCTAAATTAACATTAGAAAATAACATAATAGATATTTCTAATGAAATTATACTATTATATCATAAGTCAAAAGTAGACAATGAGGTTCTAAAAAAAGAGATTTTATCACTACCATCGGAAGCAGAGAAAGTTAAGAAAGAACTTATTAGCAAGATAAATATATCAAAAGTTGATAATGCTGGTATGATAAAAGAGTTTGAAAAGATCAAAAAGAAAGTGTTTGTACAGGAAAAAATGAACGAATATTTTCAAACACAAATTGATAGGTTAAAGGAGTAGTAAGATGTCACAGGCAGGATTGCTTGATATAGAGGCTAGTCACCCAACTATACCAACTAAATTTGACGGTGACTCTGGATCGGCAATACCAATTGGTAATCTTATTGAATTTCAAGGGTTGACAGTTGCAAACGGAACATACGCTAAACCTATTTTTGTTACAGCTTCAGGAAACACGGTTGTTACAAACATACAGGCTGGTAAAGTAATAACGGGTGCTCCGTTAGACGCTAACGATGCAGGTTTGTGTAGCTTTGATGATACTATTTTCACTCAGGATGCTAATGGTTATGTTTCTATAATAGGTACATATTTTGGACAAACCATCACCGGTGATACTGGAGGGGCACTTTCTCCTACTGCTGGAAACTGGAATATTATTGGGACGTCAGCACAAGGAATCACCGCCATTGGATCTGGAGACACTTTAACCTTTACGATTGCTGATGCTACTACTACAACAAAAGGCGTTGCTTCTTATAACACTACTGATTTTTCAATTACTACTGGTGCTGTATCGATTAAAGATAATTTCATTAATAGCATTACTACCGATTCGGGTGTGATGACACCTGCGGTCAATAGTTTTTCTATTCTTGGTGGTGAGGGTATAGACGTAACTCATGCTGTTACAGTTATCACTGTAGCTGGGGAAGATGCTAGCGATACTAATAAAGGTGTGGCGACATTCGACGAATATGATTTTGTCGTTACTGCTGGAAACGTAACGCTACGTCCTGCTTCGGCAGTGTATTTTGTTGGAAAGTGGGGTAATGATGCTGCTGACGGCCTAACGATAGAGAGCGCGAAGCTAACAGTACAAGCTGCTGTAACGGCTGCTTCTGCGTCTTCTACAATTCTTATCCACCCAGGGACGTATACTGAGACTGTGACGTTAGATGCAAATGGTCAAACACTTATAGGTGTTGGAAGGCCAAACAACGTTATTATCACACAAGCTGATGCCAACGTTTTAGATTTCAACACAAGAACCAGTTGTCAGATAAAAAATATTACCTTTTCCGTCACTGCTGCAACTACAGCAATAAACACCGTAGAAGGAACTATTGGAAGTTTGACAGCTAGAGATTGCAGTTTAAGCATGACGACTACTACCGACATCGCCTCTATTGCACAGCCATCATGTTGCTATGTCAACGGTGCTGGTCAGTATAGAATGCGTGCTGGACGGTTTACCTATACCAACAGCGGAAATGGCGGTGGAACAGCTAACAAATCTGCTTTTATGGTCGGCAATGGCGGTACTGTTGATTTAAAAAAGGCTTGTTGTAGCACAGTTACGACGTCAGGTACAGATTTAGTATCGTCAATAGCTACCGACTCAGACACTACAGGCATAGTGAAGATGAATGAGTGTGAGGTCATTATGACTTGCGGTGGCACAATTGCTGCTGCACTAGCTTATCTTGGTGGGACTGGAATAACGCACCATTTCGGTTATAATAACATCGAACTTGATGCTACTGGTTGCACTAATGCTTACGGCTTTTTTGCTGCCGATGCTGCATCTAATACATACCTGTTTTTCAACCACATACACGTAATAGGTGCTACAAACAACTACGGCTATATCATCGGAGCAGCGTCAACGTTGATATCGCATTTCAACGATATTACTGCTTCCAACGGTGTATCTATTGCAGGAACAGCCCACGAAGTTGATAGTCTCGAAGACGGCTATCTAACAGTCACACACACGGTATATGCTGAAACCTTCGATACAAACGTCGCTGCTGCTGCGGTGACGTTGACAGGGACGACTTTAGCAGCTGACGGCACCGACGCTAACATCCCCATCACCATCACGCCTAAAGGCGGTGAGGCGGTCACTATAGACGGGTTAGACTATCCTATGGCTGACGGTACAGCTGGGCAGGCTGTCATCACTAACGGATCGGCAGTCCTTTCTTTTGGTTCTGCTATATCTGGTGGTGGACTCAACTGGACACGTATATCAGGAACTACTCAAGCATTGGCTGTTAATAATGGATATGTTTCAACTGATGGAGCTTTAACAACATGTACTCTTCCTGCAACGGCAGCTTTAGGGGATGTTATAAAGATTGTTGGTGAAGGTGCGGGTCTTTTTCGCATAAGCCAAGGTGCAAACCAAAGCATTAGATTTGGTCCACTTATTAGCACCGTTGGTGTTGGTGGATATGCATTATCTTCTAAGATATACGATTGTATAACGCTAAGGTGTGTCGTGGAAAATCTCACCTTCGAAATAGAGAGTGCTGTTGGGAATATTGGTTTGCTTTAATACACGCTGTTGGTAAACTTGGTTTTTTACCAAGGATTCAATGTGAGAATTTGCAAAATATGCGAGATTGAAAAGGAAGATTCAAGATTTGATAGAAGCCACGGATATCTTTGTAGATATTGTAAAGAATGCAGAAAGAAAAAACCGTGGTACAAGCTAAAAGGAACTATAAATACAGGTAGATTTAAAAAAGGAAACCATCCAGTAGCTCCTTTTAAAAAAGGATATATTCCGTGGAATAAAGGGAAAAAAGCTAGCAAAGAAACGTGTTTGAAAATAGGTCTAGCCAAAAAGGGTAAAAAATTTAGCAAAGAACATATTGAAAAGCGAACTAAAACATTTAGTGAAAATTGGATAAAAAGAAATCCTAGCGGAAGTAGAGGATCACCAAGAGCGAGAAATTGGAGTAGACAAGTAATAGAGCGTGACGGTAATAAATGTACTTTGTGTGTGTCAGAAGAAAAATTACACGCTCATCACATTATAGGATGGGATGATGATAAAACAAAAAGATTTGATATAGACAATGGTATAACATTATGTATAATCTGCCATATGTCACTTCATGGTAAAGGAAGACCGTCTTGGAATAAAGGAAAAAAACTCAGCGAAGAACATCGAAAAAATATTAGCAATTCGAATATAGGAAAAAAATCTTGGAACAGTGGAATATATACACCACCAGAAAAAATACGCAAATGCAAGGTGTGTGGAATAGAAAAGGAAATTAAGTGCTTTACACTATCAGGAATATACATAAGAAGAGAGTGTAAGATGTGCAGAAATTTAAAGATTGCTAACAAAAAGTTGGAATTACTAAGAGGTTTAAATGGTGGCAATAAAATACACTAATGCAGCAGGAATGTTTGAAAACGGTATTCAAGTATATAACGAGGATACAGGAGAAATATCTGCAAGGACAATAACAGCCGGTTCCTCAAAAGTTACTGTGGCTGATGGAATTGGAACAGCAGGAAATCCAACGATTGACGTAGCAGAGGCACAACTTACCCTAGATAGTATTGGTGGTACGTTAGGTGTTCCAAAGGGCGGAACTGGCGTTACTTCGTTAACAGATGGTGGTATACTTCTTGGTTCTGGAGTTGGAGCTATTACAGTAACAGCACAGCCAAGTAATGGACAATTGCTAATCGGAAGCACTGGAAGCGATCCAGTTCTTGCAACTTTAGCATCAGCAGATGGATCAGTAACAGTAACGAATGGTGCTGGAACAATAGATTTAGCTGTAGCAGCAGCAAACGATGCAATACTAACGTTAACTGGTGATTCTGGAGGTGCATTATCTCCAACAACAGGAAATGTAAATATATTAGGCGGTACTAATACTACAGTTGCTGGATCAGGTTCAACTATTACTATAAATTCAGGAACAGCAGGACAGATAATAAAAGTAACAGAGTTAGATAATACAGATAGCGCTTATGATGTATTGTCAACAGATTATTACATGTCATGTGATACAACTTCTGGTGTTTTATCTGTTAGATTACCAAATGGGCCAACAACTGGTACAATTTATATAGTTAAAGATTCTGCAGGAACATGTCAAACTAATAATATTACCGTAACAACTGTTGGTGGAGCTGTTAATATAGATGGTGCTGTAACGTTTGCAATGAATACACAATATGAAAGTGTTAATCTTATGTTTAATGGAACTTCTTGGGAGATTTATTAATGTCATATAAACGCAAATCACCACAGCCTGAAATAGAAGGAGGAACTAATCAAAGTACTTATTCTACTGGTGATATTTTATATGCTAGTTCTAGTAATACTCTAAGTAAACTTTCAGCTGGATCAGACGATGAAG